TTACGAGCCAGTTTCCTTTTCGTTTAGGAAACTGGCATTTATCCGACTGATGGCCTCCTTCGCCAATTTCTCCTGATTGACTGACGCCGTATAGTGCTGAACCATGGCAAGGCTTTTATGGCCAGTTATTGCCGCGATCTCATGTGTAGAGCATCCGGCCTCTGCCAATAACGTCGCCGCCATTTTTCGTAGGCCGTGGATATTAAATCCCTTGGGTATTTTCCCTTCCACCGCCGCATTATACAGCCCCCCAGACAATGTATCAGGTCGGCATGGGCGCCCTCTTGATGTTGTTAAAATAAACTCGTTCGTCCGGGGCCAGCGCTCAAGATGCGCTTGCAATGCGGGATGAACGGGTATTCTGAGCGGGACGCCAGTCTTTCCCTGAACGAGATAGATTACACCATCAGATATGTCGTTCCACTTCATTCTGCACAAATCCCCTCGGCGCTGCCCGGTAAACAGGGCCAGAATGACGGCGCGTTTCAGGGTAGGGGTCAGTGTCTCCATGGCCTGCCGCACGATCTCTGGTGTCCATGCGGGCAATGGAGAAACAGGCATCGGCTTGACCCCGGCGGCCGGGTTTATTTCAACCCAATCACGACTGATTGCCCATGCGAATAATGATCTGGCTGCCGCTAGAAAACCGTTAGCGGCCCCGTTCCCGCGAATTGTAGAAAGCATATCTCTGATCGTTAAGATATTTCTCCTCTTCACGTCCTGTATTGGCAACGCCAAAATATTTTCAAACTCACCCAGATAAAGACTTCTCACACTCTGTGTTTTAGGCTTCGCGGAATGAAACTCTACGCTGCCCTGATATAGCCGGATGATATGGGATAACGTCCCCTGTGCGGGCTGGCGAGGTTCATCCTCACCAGCCTTCTTCACTGGATACCGGTATTCCTTAATTGACCCGTCTGCCAGCCGCTTTTTTACGACTTTGAAGCGCCGCGTGCTGTCTGATTTTTTCTTCACAAGCCTGCTCTAATATCTCATCCATGTCGCGCTTGATCTCAATGCCCTGGCTTTTCATCATGAGAGCATCCACGGCGTGCCGGTCCCATCGCGGACTGCGCTCGCCAAGGTGATAGCTGGGGCGTGGCAGCTTGCCCTGCTTGACCATGCGGGCCACGTTGTGGGGCTTCACGTCTATGCGTCGGGCCAGACCCTCGCGACTGAGCCAGCGTTCCAGCGCTTCACCCATTCCCCACCTCCACCACGCGCCCACTCTCCACCAGAGCGTTCCATGCCCCCAGATGTGTCGCGACGATCTCGCCACGCCACCGCAGGAACACGTGGTATCGGTTCTGGGCGACCAGTTCCAGCGGTTCAGTCAGGCCGCCAGCCACGCGCAGATTGTAGGTCATGCCGCCTCCCCAGCAATCACGCGCTCAACGTCCCGCTCGATAGCGGCGCGAGAGATGGCCCGAGACTGCCCTACCAGTTTGTCGCGCAGAAAAATCCGCGCGATGTTGCTGGTGCATTCCACCCGGTAGCCTTTGTAGAAAAAGCCGAAATGGCTGTTTGTGCGGAGCCTCATGCTGCCTCCTCCCGCCGCGCGATCTCGCGCTTAATATACCACTCGGCCTTTTTCAGATCCTCGAGTGCGTTGCCCTTCTCATCGGCGCGCCAGATGTATTTCAGGGCATTGCCGAGGTTGAATGACATATGTTCGACCACCTGAATGCATTCGATGCCGGATGGATGGGCATTATAGTGTTGGGGATGGTTGACGGTGCTGTCCGGCACCTTTCCCCCACAAGGGGCCACAGGAACGCTATCGTAGCCCTTAAACCACTCAAGTGCTCCGCCAAAGGCAACCATTTCTACAGGACATTCACGCGGCGCTCCACGCTCAGCAGCCCGGCGGCCGCGCTGGTAGGGGGTGTGGGTTTGTTCGGTCAATTTTCGTCCTCCCGGCTCGGGATAAGGTCGGCAATATCGGGGAACTGCTCGCGCAGGATATCGGCCACGTCGAAGGCAATTTCCCGGTGCTCTTTCTGGGTTTTCCGCTCGCACCGCAGTGCGCAGTAGTGCATCCATGATCGCAGCGTTCCGGCCATGTAGAGGCGTGAAGGGGTCATGCCCTCGGGCAGCACTGCGCGGGCCACCTCTTTGGCGATACCGTTCTCCAGCGCCCAGCTATAGGCATCGTCAGCGGCGATGTGGACGCGGGCCTGCATATCCTCCCATCCACCGGCCAATTCTTCGTCATCCGTCTCGATGCTGTTCTGCCGGTCCGTGTGATCCTGCAATCGCGCCTCACGGAACACAGGAATGTCATCCACTACCGCATAGCGCTGGGAGAACTCCTGAAACGAGAAGGATCGATGCCGCAGGATCTGACGTGCAATGTCGCGCGTAGTATCGATCTCCATAGTCAGAGATATCATTTCCAGAGGCGACCACTCCCGGCGCTCAACCAGAAACCGCAGCAGCTTAGGTCCGGTCTCGTGGTTCATCTGGTTGGCTGTACTGGACACGCGGGCGCAGTAGGCGAGAAGCTGGGCAGCAGTATCGACGCCTGGCACCATTGATTTAGTGATGCCTGTCAGGGTTACGGTCACTGCCCGTTCTCCGCGTTCATGGCCGCGTCAATGGCGATCCGAAACGTATTCCCGCTAAAACCCGCGTCACTTCCTTCCGCCAAAACATGCCAACCAGAACCATCCAGATGCACGGCCTGCGTTGCGCGGTGACGTTCGATCCAATCCAACCGCGCCGTATCCCGTCCCATCTCCGCGCGCTCCAGTTCGCGCCCGCGCTGGATGGCCTCGTTGATATGCAGTTCCGCCACTTCCATCATCTGGTAGCTTTCTGGCGGATTAGCGAAATCATCCGCCAGAACCTTGATCTGTTCTTCCCGACTTCTCACGACTTCTTCCCTTCCTTGTCGGTTAGGGTGCGGATGGCTGTAGCGCACTCACTGGCGCCAATCATACGTTCGTCAAATGCCACGACATCCGCATCATCTTCCGCCATGTCACCCAGTGCGTAATAATGGATGCTGATTGCCTGGGCGGCTTTGGCTGCCCGCTCCCGCTCATCCTTCCGCATCTGCGCGGTTTCGAATGAAGAATAGACGGCACCTAAGTATTTGTAAGAACGAGAGGACGCTTTTATCTCGGGAATTGTAATATAAAATCGCCTTTCCCCATCCCACCAATAATGACTTTCAGCATCCCACCACACCGCTCTTGGCGCGCCGCAGGCGATTACGTGCCACCCACTCCGCTCCGGCTGATCTGGTAGGCCGTTCCATTCGCTCATCCCACTACATCCTCAAGCATGTAAATCAGGTCAGCTACTGTCATGTTCTCAACGCGGCCATCTTCGTGAACCATTTCTTCCAGAAATCCCTTCGCCACTACGGCACGATCGACAGAAACGCTCTGGTATCCATCGCGGCCAGCCATGTCCACGATATGGTGGAAATCATCGAAATCCGGTTTCTCGATCATTCTGCCGATCCTTCGGTGAGGGCTGCTTCAATGAAATCGTCCATTGTTTCGATGGGACTGATCCACACGGTATCGACAATACTGTGTTCATTTATTTCGTAGGCCAGAGCATCCCCCACTCGAGACAATGCGCGCCGTAGACGCTCAATCTCCGCATCCTTCTTAGCCGCCACACGGGCAACCTGCGCCTCCATGTCGGTGCGGCGGACCAAAGGAACCGGCCAAGGATCGCCAGCAGAACGATATATGTTCGTCATGGGTAAACGCTTATCGACAAACAGGTTAGATTTGTCGGGGACGAAGCCAACCGTCTCCACATCCGCACACGGCTGGATGGGGGTGCCTACAATGCCCATCATGCGCACGAACATGTCGGCGGCATCGAGAATGGGTCCGCCGAGCAACTCGCTCCGCATGTTGGTTTCCTGCTCATCCGTCAGCCGCCCCGGCACAAGATACATCGGTGTTTCGTTCATCTTTATCGTTTCTTCCAAATCAACCTGCCGCGCGTCGTGGATCAGTTCGTCAGAACCACACATTATCAGCCCCCACGATCTGCTCGAATGCGTCCCACGGCTCGACGCCGTTATCGCGGGCAATGCGCAACCGGCGCTTCTGGCAAAGGGTGAGGGGCGCAGAATTGTGCGCCCTCATGTGAAGTTCGACCTGCTGCGTCCACGTCAGCCGGGTTGCCAGGTAGTCGGGTTCGGCGGCGTCGCTGGTGGGGATCATGCCGCAATCTCCGACTGCTGCATCATCCCGCGCTGCCGGGCCAGTTCCAACAGTTCCAGCTTCATGTCATTGAAGTCTTTGAGGGCCTGTCCCAGGTTCTTGATGAACGGTTCATCCCGGAACACCCGCTCCACGTAGGACGGCATTTCCTCGCAATAGGAATACTTGTCTGTCCATTCGCGTTCACAGACCATCATCTGGCCTTGTGTCTGGGTATTATACTTGTGCCCAAACCCGTCGAACTCGTATTCGATGTGGGTTTCTACCTTCGGGCACTTGATTTCCAGAAGCCCATCATCGCCCACCAGCCGGTCAGGACTGGCCCCGGCAATGCCGCTATCAAGCGTCACGAAGCCGACTTTCTGCAGGACGCGACCAGTCTCGAACGCGTAAAGGTCAGCTGCGACCGGCTCAAGTTCATTGCCGCGCTGCACATCGTAATTGTTTGATAGATCAGCCCCGAGAGGTCTCCGGAGAATGATTTCCCCGACAAGCCTGATGGCATACTTGCGGGACTGGGTAGAAAGTTTCCCAGTGTTACTGACGATCTTATCAAACTCAGATGCCGTAGGAAGGCCCAGCCGGGCATGAAGCCACGCTTCGCTGCCCTGCTCCATTGTGTGGATCTTCATTTCGTTGGCGCTCCTGTCTGGCGGCGCTTGTTCAGAGAATTTACAATCCGAGCAAACTGATTGGCCGGGAGTTCCTGTATCGAGTTGGCGCCGAAATGCTTGAGAACATCTGCCAAAGGCATGCCAATTTCAGCAACCATATCCTGAATAGCCTTCGCTTGCGCCGCATCCACAGTACGGACAAACCCCTGCGCACCATCATCATCGGCATTCTCGCGCACGATGTTGAACAGCATCTCCGCGCAATACCGCTTCCCGTAGGACAGCGTTGATCCCATTGCCTGCAGGGCGTTGCGGCCGGGGCCATTATCAACTGGTAGGGGCATTGAGGCCGTCTGGCTGTGCCCGCTGCGATGCCGGATTGTTCCTGTGATCATCAGGCCGCCGCCTTGCCGCTCCTGTGCGTCAAATGACAAGGAAAACCCGAACTTCTGCATGACCGGCCGAAGCATCCGGTCCATATCTTCCCATCGGGCGAAGCTGTATTTCCCCTTGCCGGTATCGACCTTGCCCATCTTCGCAACGCGCTGGATTTCCCCGGTCGCATCGGCCATTGCCTGGTTGAACTCGGCCTCTGCCTGCCGCTTCATGATGCTGTCCTGCAACTTGAGCAGTTCATGCATCTTGTCCACATCAACAGACGGATCGGCGGCCGCGCGCGCGATGACGTTCAGGATGCCATTGGATACGGCTGGTTCCTGTTCCTGCCTTGTTGCCACCGCCTGATCCTGCTTGACGGGTGTTGTGGTCGCTTTACGTTCAATCGTTTCAGACATGACGGGGGACTCCATAGGATGGCGGGAAGTAAATCTTGTCGTAATCAGGAACCGGACACGCGGGGATTTCCAGATCGTCACGCACGCGGCTGTCCCAGTTCCCGCCATACTGTTCATTCAGGCTGTTTACCAAAGCCCGACGCTGTTCGTATGTCACAGCCCCCGCCTCCCATTATGGTTCTGCATCACGCGCCGGTTGATCCGCACGCGCTGGTGTTCTGTCAGAAGGTTTTTCATGCGGGAACATCCACGTCAGCGGTGACAACCAGGATCGTTTGCGGGGCATATCCCGTCGGGCAGGGACGGAACTTGCCGTCCTTCGGATGGCAGTCGATTACTTCACCATCCTTATCGAGGCCGATGATGAAGCGGCGGGGTTCGGGCGTGTTCTTGTTCATGCCGCACCCACCAACGCCAGACGCGGACGGACAATGTGCGCCACGGTCGCGGGAACCTGCCCGTCCGCCTCAATTTCCTTGGCCTGCGCGGTCAGGTCGATAAGCTGGTTTTCGATGCCCGCAATAAATTCATCCATCTGGAAGCCATCGCTCAGGCTGCGACCCTTAGCCCACGCCATCCAGCCCCGGAGATGGACCTTCCATTCATCAATGGTCTGAAGGTCATCCTCTGCCTTTGCAGACAGATTTCCGAACCGCGCGTCAATATCACCCTGCGAACAACCATCGGGAAGATTACTGCACATAATCAATTCCTCTCATTACTTGGAAAATATTTGGCCAACTCGGCCAGACTGCCGGGACCGCGATCCCGGTGGCCTGGGCGTGTCAGGGCATTGCAACAGTGGCGAATGCGTAGAACACCGTGCCCAAAAGCATGGCACCGAGCAGGGCCATGCCAAGGAAGCGGGTTAGGTGGTTGTCGGGCATCACTGCATCCCCAGACGGTGCGCCAGTCGCGCCATGCCTTTCGGCGTCACGAATACCTGCTGCGTGCTGACTTCTTCGCCCGATGTATTGGTGTAGGTGGTGTATTTCATCTCGACGTAACCGGCATCGACCGCGCCCGCGTAGGCTTTCCAGCGTCCGGCCTGATCGCGGAACGTCCATTTGATCTCGCGCAGGAACTCGATGCCACGCTTGGAACCGATCTGCAGTTCCTTACCGACTTCACGCAGGTTCGTGCGGCCCTTGCTGTTGGCGAGGCGCTCGAATACTTCCAGCTTGGGCGCGGCTTCTGCCTTCTCAGCCTCGAGGGCCAGCACTTTTTCGGTGTAGGTCAGAAGGGTGCTGCGAAGGAATGCGGGATCGTTCAGGTCGATGGCGGGGGTCTGAACCGATGTGGCCCCCGTCACCATCGCGTCGAATGCGCGAATGACGGTCAGATGGAAAGCGGCGCTGATCCACATCGCGTAGGCGTAGACCAGTTCCTTGCAGGCATATGTCCCGCCATTGCGGCCCGGAACCGTTTCTACCGGCTTTCCGGCAGTTTCAGAAACTGTGCAATTCTGCATAGTTTCCAATTCTTCGATCAGCTTTTTCGCCTGATCCGTGCGAAGCCACTGCCCCGGAGCGTCCTTCGCAACGCCACCAGCCGCCCGGTGGCAATCGTTCAGGCAGTAACGCCCATCCGCGTCCTGCCGTATTGCCGTAGAGAGAATTGTGAGGCTGTTCACTGCCCATCTCCGTGTTGGTGATGGGGTAATCATGCGGCCAAATGACCGCGACAGTCAACGGTCAAATGACCGCTCAGTGAATTTTTTTTGGTCAATTGTCCGGGCGTGCAAAAACAGCTTTCCCGACTCTATGAGAACGCAATAAGAACATACAGGAAAGGATTCGCTATGCCCGCACCCGAGACCGAAGCCTACGTGTTCCAATCCTACAGGCTGAAAGGGGAGCCAGGCGCGCAATATCCATGGCCGACAGGTCTCGTGCACTGTCAGTCGCGCCAAGAGGCCATGATGCGGCTCTATCAGGTCAAATCAGGGCTGACC